TGAATCACCAAAATCTAAAGATTCTTCTGAGCCTAAAGGATTTAGAGTTCCTGAAGCAGAGCCGGGATTAGAGAATGTTAGTCCTGAATTAGATTTATTGCCGATTGGTAAAGTTGCAGGCGCATTAGGCGCAGGATACATGGGCGCAAGAGCACTTGGTAAACGTATTCTTGGCAAAAGAGCGGCAGAAGCACTAGAAAAAGTAGCAGAAAAAACTGCTAGAACACGTTCTAGTGGTGCAATGAAAGGTGATTTTAAGCCTGACGAGATTCGTGAAGGGTTTAAACGTGGAGGCAAAACCAAAGCGTATAAAGCAGGTGGCGCAGTAAAGAGAAGTTCTGCATCTAGCAGAGGTGATGGATGTGCAGTTAAAGGTCACACACGTGGCAAATACATGTAAAAGGAGTATTAAATGAATAAATTAACTAAAGAATCAATGGAGCCACGTAGCGGTCCTGATATGGAGCGTCACGATGCGTTTATTGCAGAACACGAAGTAGAAGGTCATAAGCATCACAAGCATCACTTCATGAAGCATTCTGAAGGTGGTCACAAGCATCATATGGACCATGTTATGGCAATGTGTGGTGGTGGTTACATGGGTAAGAAAAAATGAGAGCCTCTCGTGGCATGGGTGATATAAACCCATCCAAAATGCCTAGCGGTGTTCGTAAAGCCCGTAGAGATGATACGGACTTTACTGAATATGCAGAAGGCGGTGCAGTTTGGAATAAGCCTAGACCAAAAGGTTTAGGCAAACCAAAAAAAATGAGTCCTGCTAAAAAGGCTAAAGCAAAAGCAATGGCTAAAGCCGCAGGAAGACCATATCCTAATTTAATTGATAACATGAAAGCATCAAGGAGAGATAAATGAGTTTATTTGACAAAATAGAAGAGCATGCAGAACATATTCTTCAAGTAATGAAACAATTAATGCAACATCAAGTTGAAGCGTTTGGTGGTGCAAGTGAAGCAACTCAAGAGGTTGTAAATGTTTTAGAGCAACATCTTTCACCTGTTGTAGAGGCTGTTGTTGAACCTGTAGCGGAACCTGTTGTAGAGCCTACACCTGTAGTAGAAACCTCTGTTGCAGAAGTTGTTCCTGAAACTCCTGTTACCCCTGCTCAGTAATGGCATTAACATCAGGCATATCTAGTTTTAACCTTGACCTAACAGAGTTAGTCGAGGAATCTTTTGAACGCTGTGGTTCCCAATTGCGTTCAGGATATGACCTGCGTACTGCACGTAGGTCAATTAACCTGATGTTAACTGAATGGGCTAATAGAGGTATTAATCTTTGGACGGTTGAGGAAGAGTCAATTCTTTTAACCACAGGTCAAGCATTCTACAACGTTCCTACTGACACCGTAGATATTCTTGATATGGTTACAAGAACAAGCAATACCAATACAACCAATCAACAGGATATTAATTTAAGCCGTATTTCTGAGTCCACATACTCAACAATACCAAATAAATTAACTACAGGTAGACCTATTCAAGCATGGTTTAACCGTCAATCAGGTAATGCTGATATTAACAATAATGTTTATTTAGCGCAGAATATTACATCCGCTACGCAAAATACAATTGTTTTGGCAAACGTTGACGGTAGTTCTTTGGTAAATTTAAGGTCTAGTGGATACGTACAGATTGATTCTGAAATTATTGGATATTCCAATATTAGCAACAATACCCTGTATAACTGCTATAGAGGTCAAAATGGAACGACTGCTACAACACATACAGCAGGAACTTCTAATTTAATTACAGTTCAATACTTGCCCAATATTACTGTCTGGCCCACACCTGATGCAGGAGGTGGTCCGTATACATTGGTTTATTGGCGCATGAGAAGGCTTCAGGACGCAGGAACAGGTGTTAACATACAGGATATCCCATTCCGCTTTATTAATTGCTTTGTGGCAGGTTTATCGTACTTGTTGAGCGTAAAAATACAAGGGACAGACCCTAACCGTGTTTTGTTTTTAAAACAAGACTACGAAGAGCAATTTGATTTAGCCGCTGCGGAAGATAGGGAAACTGCACCAGTTCGTTGGGTTCCTAGAAATATGTTCTATTCGAGGTAATCATGCCCTCAAGATATGCATCAGCCAAACACTCGATTGCAGAATGTGACCGTTGTGGTCAACGTTATAAACTTACACAGTTAAAAAAGTTAGTAATTAAGACCAAGATTACCAACATTAAAGTATGCCCTGAGTGTTGGGAGCCTGACCAACCACAGTTAAGGTTAGGTATGTACCCTGTAAATGACCCACAGGCTGTATGGGAACCAAGACCTGATATTTCTTATTCAGCATCAGGTGTAAATATTTTAGGATATCCTGACGATGGTAGTAGACAATTTCAATGGGGATGGTATCCTGTAGGGGGTTCTAGTGCATTTGATAGAAATTTAACACCTAACTACTTAGTGGCAGTTGGGAATGTACATAACGTAACTGTAACGACAACTTAGGAGTTTAAACATGGCATACAATAAAGCAGGCGATGGCAGAGTCATTAAAAAAGGAAAAACAAACGTTGAAGTTTTTCCAACTGACGGTCCACACATTGTTCAAAATATGAAAACCAAAGCAGGTAAAGGTTTAAACGCTGCATATAAAGCAGTTGGAAGAAATCTTGCTCGTGCTCACAATCAAAAGTCAGGGAGCAAATAATGGCTAAGGAAATTAAACCTACAACCAAAAACAGTTCTAAGATGCCTTTAGGACACGCAAGGTATAACAAGCCTGCTGAAGATTATGCACCTCCGCATACTATGGCAGGTAAAAGAATCACCGGTCAAGAACCGATGGAACATGGTGAATATGCGGAAGAAAAAGCCGCTAGAAATGTTACTTTAAAAGACCCCATCAGAAATGGTGTTGGATATGGTAAAACCATGGAAACAAAGACCACGGGACAAGAAATGCGTGGTTATGGAGCAGCAACCAAAGGCAAGATGTCACGTGGGCCAATGGCTTAATTAACTATAAAGAGGAAAAAATGATTATTAATTTAGAACGAAATGAGTTTGATTTTATTGTAAATGTATTAGGTGAAATGCCAACGAAGAGTGGCGCATTTATTCTTTTACAAAAATTAACTGCTCAAAAGGCAAATCAACCTGTTATGCAACCGATTGAACAACCCGTTGAACAACCTGTAGAAGCAACAGTGCAATAATGAACTACGTACAGTTATATCAAGCAATACAAGATTACGCTGAAAATACAGAGGCTTTATTTCAAGCCAATATACCTGTGTTTGTACAGCAATGTGAAGAACGTGTTTTTAACACGATTAACTTTCCGTCTTTGCGCAAGAATGTAACTGGTAGTTTGACTGCGGGCAACCAATATCTCAGTTTACCTGATGATTGGTTGTCCACTTACTCTATAGCAATTTACACAAGTGATTACACAACAGTGCCATTCACTTACCTATTAAACAAAGATGTTAACTTTATACGTGAAGCGTATCCAAGTCCAACATCTCAAGGAACACCTAAATACTATTCTATATTTGGACCTAACTACAGCAATACCTTAGAGTTAAGTTGCATATTAGGACCTACTCCTGACCAAAACTATAATGCAGAGTTGCATTATTTCTTTTACCCACCTTCCATTGTTCAAGGAATGATTACTACAGTAGGAGCGTTAACAGGTGGTGCAAATTACACCAATGGAACATATGAAAACGTTCCTGTAACAGGTGGTTCAGGACAGAATGCAACTTGCACCGTAACTGTGGCAGGTTCAACTATTACGTCATTTACTATTAACAATGGCGGTCAATTTTTTGTTGTTGGTGACACACTTAGTGTTAGTGCATCAAGCATTGGCACAGGCTCAGGCTCAGGGTTTTCCACTACTGTTACGGCTGTAAATAACTCAACAGGTAGAAGTTGGCTTGGTGATAATTTTGACCCTGTTCTTTTATATGGCTCTATGCGTGAAGCAATGCTTTTTATGAAAGGCGAACAAGATTTAATAACGTATTACGAGCAAAAATATACAGAAGCCTTAATGCTTGCTAAACGTCTTGGTGATGGTCTTGAGCGTGGTGATTCTTATCGTGATGGTCAAACCAAACTTAATACCAATATTAAGGGTAATGCTGCGATATGATAATTCAAGGACAAACTACGCAGTTTAAGGTGAACCTTTTAAGCGGATTAGAAAACTTTGCCGTTGGGACTCCTTATGTTTACAAAATTGCTCTTTATAATGCCAACGCTAATCTTACTAATAGCACTACTACTTATACTTCTACTAACGAGGTTGTTGGAACTGGGTACACCGCAGGTGGACAAATTCTTACTATTATTAATCCGCCTACAGGTGATACTGCTAACAATATCGCTTGGATATCTTTTGCTAATGTAACATGGAACGCAGCCCTTACTGCAAGAGGGGCGTTAGTTTATAATAGCACTACAAATGCGGCTTGTTTTGTGTTAAATTTTGGTAATGACATAACGAGCAATAAAACCTTTACAGTAACTTTCCCTACAGCAGGGTCAACCACAGCAGTAACAACCATTTCTTAGGAGCATATATGACAAATGAATTAGCAAGTTGCGGTGATAACGCTGTAGCAACTTTACAAGCAAACGTAGTAATACCTGAAGGTATGGGTGTAGCAGGGCATTATTATGTTGAATGCCGTGATGCAAATGGCAATTTAAAATGGGAAGAAGACTTTCCTAACCTAGTTGTTGCAGTAGGTAAACAGTTAATGCTTGATACTCTATTAAAAGGTTCTTCATATACTGTTGTTGGACCATTCCTTGGTTTGATTGGTAACTCAACAACATTTGCCGCTGCCGACACAATGGGCTCACATACATGGACTGAGTTTATTAACTACACGGTTGGTGGTTCAGCAGTACGTGGAACAGCAGTATTTGGTTCTTCTACTTCATCAGGAACTACACCATCTAACGTAACAACATCTACAGCAACTGCAATTACTTATACGATTACAGGTGGTGGCGGAACAGTTTATGGATGTTTCTTAGTAACAGGTTCAGGTGCTGTAAGTACACAATCAAGTACAGCAGGTGTCTTGTATTCTGAAGGTAATTTTGCTGTTGCTAAAACAGTTACAGCAGGCGATACAGTAAGCGTTACTTACTCGACAACAGCAACAAGTTAAGGAGTCCTAAATGGCTCTAGTAGTTTATGACCGAGTTCAAGAGACTACGGCAACCACAGGCACAGGCTCGATAACGCTTGGTGGAGCCGTAGGAGGATATCAATCCTTTGCTGTTATTGGCAACGGGAATACTACTTATTACTGTATTGTTAATGGAACGCAGTGGGAAGTTGGTCTTGGAACGTATTCAACTACAGGACCTACATTAGCAAGAACAACCGTTTATTCCAATTCAAACGGCAATACATCGCCTATTACCTTATCAGGTTCATCTAATGTATTTGTTACTTACCCTGCTGAGAAATCTGTAAACCAAGATGCAAACGGTAACGTAAATATTACTTACGCACCTAACACTACTACATCGGTTGGTAAATTAAACGTAGGTGATAATACATACAGTCAGTCTTTAACTGGACAGATTGCTGTGTTTGCTGGTGCTGATACTGTATCAAGTAATCTATATCTTATTAATACAAATAATACAAGTAATACGGCATATTCTTCGATTGTTACAGGCGCAAACAACTACACTACCATTTATATGGAGATAGGAACAAATAGTTCCTTGTATAGTTATTCAGCAGCGGGGTACCAAAACAATGCATTAAATCAACCAAATAATTCTTTTTTACAAGCATATGGTTCTGATTTAGTTTTATCTACATGGACATCCAACGCAATCCATTTTGTACAAAACGCTTCTTCCGCAACATCGGATTCAATGACGTTGTTTGCTACTGGTGGGGCATCATTTGGAGGTCTTGGAGACCCGGGTATTGGTAACGTAGCAGTTAATAACGCAATAGTTGGATTTACTGCAATTACATCATCTTCTACAGCAGTATCATTAGTATCAAGTTCTACACAAGTTCAAGCAGTAGTTGGTTCAACTGCTCAAAGAATTAACTTACCACAAGCAACGACTTTACTCAAAGGTACGTTTTATACCATATCAAATGCTTCAAGTGCAAACGTAACTATATATGACAATGCAGGTACTTTATTAGAAACAATTACACCGGGCGGTGCTGCACAATTTTTATGTACATCAAACTCTACAAGTGCAGGTACTTGGGGTATTCGTGTTTTTGCTTCGTCCAATACAACATGGGGTACATCTACTTTAAATTACACAGGCTCTATTACAGGCGCAACTTGGAATGGAAGCACAATTGGTACAGGTTATGGTGGTACAGGATTAATTACATTTGCTTCTGGTACAAATGCTCTTTATTCAACATCAACTTCAGTTTTGGCAAGTGGAACATTGCCTACAGCAGCAGGTGGTACCGGAGTTACGACTACCCCAACAAACGGGCAGTTATTAATTGGTAATGGAACAAACTATACTGTAGCCTCATTAGGTACAGGTACGGGCATTAGCACAACTACAGGTTCAGGAACATTAACCATTAATAACACGGGTGTTACTTCAGCCGTTGCAGGCACAGGTATTTCTGTATCAGGAGCCACAGGCGCTGTAACCATTACCAATTCATTACCAATGACATATCCCGGTGCAGGCATACCTAACTCTACAGGTAGCGCATGGGGAACATCTTATTCAACAACGGGTTCAGGTTCTGTGGTATTAAGTACATCACCTACATTAACTACTCCAAACTTAGGCACACCTAGTGCTATAGTTTTAACCAACGCTACTTCAGTTCCTGTAAACCAAGCAACAGGTACATTGGCTGTGGCAAATGGCGGAACCGGATTAACAACAACTCCAGTTAATGGCGCTTTAGATATTGGGAATGGAACAGGATTTACTAGAACAACTTTGACTGCGGGTACAGGCATATCTGTTACCAACTCATCAGGCGGCATTACCATAACAAATACAAGCCCATCAAGTGGTGGTACAGTTACATCCGTTACAGGCACTTCTCCTGTTGTGTCTTCAGGTGGCACTACTCCTGCAATTAGCCTTGCTTCAAGTTATGGCGATACACAAAACCCATATGCGTCTAAGACAGCAAACTACTTTTTAGCGGCTCCTAACGGTTCCGCAGGTGCTCCTACATTTAGAGCAATTGTTTCTGCTGACGTTCCAACACTTAACCAAAACACAACAGGAACTGCGGGTGGTTTAACAGGAACACCTAACATTACTGTAGGTACAGTAAATGGAACAACAATAACAGCGTCAACACAGTTTAGCGGTCCTGGTACAGGATTGACAGGTACAGCATCAAGCCTATCAATTGGAGGTAATGCCGCAACGGCAACGTCAGCAACAAGTGCAACCACAGCAACCAATGTGTCAGGCGGTACTGTTAGTGCTACAACGGGGGCATTTAGTTCATATCTTTACGCAGGAACTAATGCTTCTACCACAACAGGCGATATTACAGCTGCTAGGTCATCAACTACAGGTGTTATATTTTTAGGTTCTAGTGGTACCCATTATTTGTACTATGATGGCTCTAACTATAATATGCCAAGTGGTCAGTTATATGTTAACGGAACACAAGCAGTTCTCAACTCAGGAACTTGGAGTATAAACGTTACAGGTTCTGCTAATTCAGCCACAACTGCTACAAATTTATCAGGTGGTTCAATAAGTGGAACTACAGCAACTCTTAGTGGTCAGTTGACTGTTAATAATACTGTTTATTTCAATACCGGTACTGGCGCATCACAATTTAATGATTTAAATATTGGTGGAGTTGGTGGTTGGTCAGGAACTGAATCTCATGGAATTAATACATACTATGGAACTGTTGCGTCTCCAACTATTTTTTCAAGATTTGACACTTATTGGGATGGTTCAAACGCATCTTTTAGATGGAAAAATTTGTACTATGGTGGACCAACAACTGCTACTGTAATGACTTTAACAGCCGCAAGTTCTACAACTGCAAATTTAAACGTAACAGGGTCAATTACAGGCTCTTCATTTTCAGGTGCAGGTACAGGTTTAACAGGTACAGCATCAAGTCTTTCTATTGGTGGTAACGCTGCTACTGCTACAACTGCGGCAAATGGTGGTGTAACATCAGCAACGGCAGTAGCAGGAACAGGTATATCTGTAACAGGAGTAACAACTACAGGTGCAGCAACTCATACTATTACCAATACAGGGGTAACTTCTATTGTTGCTGGTACTAACGTAACCATTTCAGGGTCTACAGGTGCAGTAACTATTAATGCTTCAGCGGGTACAGCAACAGCAGTTCAATTACCATCTACTAATCCATTTGTCCAAAATGCCACTACTGTGTCCGCCAATTTAACAATTACAGGGTATAACGCTATGGCGGCTGGTCCAATAACTGTTAACACCGGAGTAACTCTAACGATTGCTACCGGCTATCGCTGTGTGATTGTCTAATGTTTGGTATATCAACTTTTGCACAAGCGCCTTATGCTGGATTAGGGACAACTTTATACGCATTATCTATTACTGAAAATTCAGGATTAGCCGATTCTAGTACGCAATTAGATGCTTTTCTGTTTAGTTTTACTGATAACATTACCATGGCTAATGGTGATGGGGAACAACAAAATCTATATGGAAGCGTTACTGAAAATACAGGTATTGCAGATTCAAGCACTCAAATATCAGCATTTTTAGAATTTATTGCAGAAAATTCAACGCAGTTAGACACACCTGCTATTTCTGCTCAATATGCTGTGAGTGACACAGAATCTGTCACAATGGCTGATTCTAGCGCTCAATACTTTGCCGCTTTGGAATCTGACACAGAAAACGTCAATATGGCAGATTCTAGTAGTCAAGCCTCTAGTTTTTTACAAAACCAAACCGAGCCTATTACTGTAGCGGAAAACGAATCTATAACTGCACAGTTTGTACAAAGCATAGCAGAAGCCACAACTATGGCAGAAGCGGAATCCATAACAGCGCAGTTTGCGCAGTCAATTGCTGAAAATGTCACTATGGCAGATGTATCAACCATTATTAGTTTGTTCTTCTTATCTGTCATAGAAAACTTTAATTCTGCTGATGTCCGTACAATAACGGCTCAATTTGTGTCAAGTATTGCTGAAAATGTAAATCCTAACGATAGTCCTACCATTACAGCGCAGTTTTTAGCGCCTTATACAGAAGCAACTATGTTTATGTTTGATGTGCCGGGTATTTCTGCTCAGTTTTCAGCAAGCGTTGCCGAAGCAATAACTATGGCGGATGCAGAAACCATCCAAGCCTTGTTTGTTTTAGCCATAAGTGAGAACGCAGGAGTGGTATCAGTTCAAACTATTACTGCTCAATTCTTAGAAATTATTACTGAAAACGTTAATATGGCAGATTCAAGTACACAACAGTCAAATTTCCTTGATACTATTGTAGAAAATATTGTCATTTTGGCAATTTACGCTGTTAGCGGATGGATTAAAATTAACGATAATCAGACTGTTTCTTGGACAAATATTAGTGACAACCAATCAGTAACATGGAATAATATTAACAACGCACAATCAACGTCTTGGAACTTGATTAACGATTCTCAATAAGGGTAGATATGTCAAATTATTACTCAACAAGTTTAAACTTAGTGTTACAAAACGCAGGGGAAAACTCTACGACTTGGGGTACCTACCTTAATCAAAACTTTCAGTATTTCCTAGAACAAGCCATTGTAGGTCAAAGCACCATTGTGATGGCAAACGTTGATTATGTATTAAATAATGCTCAAGGAACTATTGGTGCAAACGAAGCAAGAAGTTCTACATTAATTATTACAGGAAACCAAAACGCTAGTTATAGCGTTATAACACCCGGTGTCCAAAAGATTTACGTTGTTACTAACAGTTTAAACAGTGGAGCAACTGCATATATTAAAGTTTCAGGGTATTCTGCTTACTCTATTCCTAATGGACAGACTGTATTAGTTTATTGCAATGGAACCACATTTACAGGACTTAGTTATACTAATAATGCTTTAACTGCCACTAATTTGGCAGGCGGTTCAGCAAATACTATTCCTATTCAATCAGGCGCAAATACAACTGCATTCTTATCTCCCGGCACATCAGGATATATATTAACAAGTGGTGGCTCAGGAAGCGCTCCAACTTGGTCAAACAATTTTTCAGGTAACTCAGCCACTGCTACCAATTTAGCAAATGGTTCTGCTGGACAATTGATTTATCAAACAGGTAGTGGAGCAACAAGTTTTGTTACCAATGGAACCTCAGGACAAATTTTGGTTAGTGCAGGTTCAAGTGTTCCTGCATGGACAAACGCATCAAGCATTACCGCAGGTAGTGTTACTAATTCATTAACCATCAATAGCGGTGGCACAGGCTCTGCATCAGGTACAACATTTAATGGTTCTTCCGCAGTTACTATTTCTTACAACAGTATTGGCGCTTCTCCTCTTGCAGGTTCATCAAGTCTTACTACAGTAGGAACCATTACATCAGGTACATGGCAAGGGTCTGCAATTCAACCTTCTTATGTTGCTACCTTAAATCAAAATACTACAGGTACAGCAGGTGGCTTGTCAGGAACTCCTAATATTGCAGTTGGTACTATAAATGCTACATCATTAACAATACCATATACAGGTGGCGCTCCAACGGCAGTATCCGCACCAATACTTACTTCAACAGTAATAACAGGCACAGCACCATTTACAGTTGCATCAACAACTCCTGTAACTAATTTATCTATTGGCGGTTCTTCTGCAAAAATAGCAGGTGGGTCATCTAATCAAATTCTCTATCAAACAAGTGCAAGTACAACAGGTTTTATTACAGCCCC